CAGTTGGTGCTGTAGGTGAAACCGGTGCACTTCCTTGAATATCAATACTATTACCTTCACTATAAATTTTTAATACGCCGCCTGCTGTTAAGCCGCCTTCTGCATCTGTTCTTATACGCAAGTTGCCAACTGCTTTTAAATCTAATAAGTTGCCTGATTGCATTGTAGTTTTTAATGCACTTGTTTGATGTATTTCTGCACCAGCCGATATATAACTACTACCTAGTGATTTCATATGATAGTCACCGTCTGTAGTAATTTTAACTTCGCTGTGTCCTTCAATTCCAAGACCACCTGTACTACCTAACGATAGTTGTGAACCTGCAGATATATTTTGTTGTTCTACAGCAATTAACATACCATTACCGTTTGCATACATAACTAAATCTTCGCCTGAATTAAGATTAACATCTTTACCAGCATTTAAACTGAACTGTGTACCAGTAATCATATTAGTACTTTCATGTGAACTTGTTCTAATTTTATTAGAAACCATGTTTACATCTTGACCAGCCGTTAAATTAATATCTCTGTCTGCTGTAAAATTTAAATCTTGTTGAGAATGTACACTAATACTGTCTGCACCGTAAATGTCAACTTTACCATTGCTGGTCATTTCAATCCAGGCTGTTCCTCTTGCATTTGCAATATAAATTAGATCTTCTGTATTGTGCATTAAAATTTGATGACCAGTCCTAGTACGCCAACGTGCTAATTCATTATGAGGTCTTGTAACATCGCCGCCTTCTTCTCTTGCTTCGATGTTTGCATATTCCATTGCAGTATCTTTAGGATGCCCTTTTCTTAAAAGTTTATCATTGCCGTCGTCCATAACAAAACTTGATCCGCCTAATCTACTTTTAGGATGATTAATTTTATTGCCTTGATAACCAAGTTGGGCTTTGGGTGCGCCTTCTCGCTTGTCTAGTGGTCCTGGTGTACTCCACCCAAACACTGCACTAGGCATTTCTCGTCTTGCACTTGAACTTGTTAGACCCCTTGTTTCGTCGTCAATTAATCCCGCGGTAATATAACCTTTTAGTAAATCTAAATGTGCAGGCTTTCGATGTGTTGTCGGATCATTATTTGGCTCTGTTGTAGTAAGTTTATTATATTCGCCAGCAGGTCCTTTTTTATTAAAGTCTTTTAACAAAGAAGTTGATGCTAATCCAGGAACCATAAAGTTCATAAATTCATCTTGCACACATCCGATCCAATAACACTTGCTTGTAATACCTTCTACAAATATTACAAGTACTCTAGTACCAACATCTGGCGGTACTGCCCAAAAGCCGTAACTTTGTTGTGAATGTCTATAGCCTTCATTTTTACTTGCACTGGCAACTGGTGTAACTCCATAAAATGGACTTAGATAACTTGCTTCAATTACTTGTCCTGACCGACCTTGTTGGTCTCCTGATCCTGTTGACTTTAACAATTCAACCTGTAATGTCCCCATATACTTTGGATCTAAATTGTTTACAATAATTGCTTCAAATGGCCCTGTTTGATTAACCTGTTTAGCCTGTGATCTACGAATGTCTGCTTGTGCCATATTAGAAAGGACCTTTTAATTTACTATTTAATTTGCTAATTTCGTCGGCTCCTCTTGTTGCCGCGGCTTCAATATTTGTAGGTATTTGCATTTTAACTGTGCTACTAATTTTATTAGCAAGATTTTGTCCTCCTGCTATATTACCAACTGTGTTTGTTATATCTGTTCCAAACTTTCCTAAAACATTGCTCCCATTTAAATTTACCTGACTTAGGGTGCTAGTGGCGAAAGATGTGGCGGCAGTTTTTAAATTAGCAAGATCTCCGCCAATGCTACTTTGTATATCTGCAAAACTACTACCAATTTTTCCTAAGTCAGCAAGTCCAAGTTTTGACTGTATATCACCAATTACTGATCCAATATTTCCAAACGCATCTAGTGCTGGTAAACCTAGTGACTGTGCTTGGCTAGATATAAGATCATTTAATCCTTGGTAACTACCTAATAGTAATTCTACTTCTTTTTTGTATGCTAGTAAGTTTTCAGTTGCTCCTGTTGTTAACATAGCCTCTGATACTTTAGAAGCAAATGCAACTGCTGACTCATTCATTGCGGCCGCAGGATTATCTGTTGCAACAAACGAACCAAGATTCTTTGTTTGCGTTTGATCTTCTTGATTTAGCATTCTATTAAGTTTTAACACTGTAGTATATTGATTTTGTTGTATTAAGTGGTTACACATATTCACTCTGTATAATCCGCTAAATGTATCTACAACTACTAAGTCTTCTGGAAATATATAATTGCCTTGCTCTGGATTAGTATCTAAAGGAGTTCTAAATAAAATGTTAATATATAATTCGCTGTTAAGAAAATTTGCAGAGCCATCTGTTGTTATATTAGTATATGAAGTGTCTTGAGCAAAATAATTTCCAATGCCGTTATCTGACAAATAAAATGGATCGCCCATAATAGTCATATCTACTAATAACATATCAACTTGAGAATGCAGAAGTCTATCATTAAACATTCTAGCAACACTAATTGCAGTATTATCATAACCTGAACCGCCTGCATTTCCTGTACCAGTATTAACAACATCGGCTTGTGTTTTAGCAGTTTCGCCTGGTTTTAATGATCGTTTACTTTCACCGGTTACTAATGTTTCATCAGCAGATTGTGATGAAACAGTTTGTGATCCTGCTGGGCCAGCACGTTGTGCCGCTGTTGAAGATCCTCTATCAGCAGTTGTAGGATAAATGAAACTGTTATTATATTGTATTTGAAAGTCTAAAATATCTTTATTTCTTCCAGTGTATATATAATTGTATTCTTTTGCCGCTTGGGCTTTTAAGTTTGCAATTCCCGGAGGCGCTTCGGTTCCAGTCATAAATTTTTCTGCTTGTACTTTATACGGTACAACTCTGTATATGTAGATACAAGGTACTTTACCTGTTTTACCTATTTCACTATTTGTTGGTACAGGATAACATGCTGTTTCAATCCTATACCAATCAACCATCCCTGTTGGATCTTTTACATCTTTAAGTTGATTTTTAAGTTCTCTACCATACATGCTGGTAATTAATACTTCTTCAATAATTTCTTGTAGTCTACTACCTGCTGAAAATGTATAAGATCTAAGTTTGCCGTCAAGTTTTGATGACGCTACACTACTACTAAAAATAGGATATTTTTCTGCAAAGGCATCATTGTCTGCTTTTTGTTGTTCGTTTGCGGCGGCATTTTGATCTGCAACCGATTGTACTTCAGCCGCAAATGCATCAAGACTTCCTCGCACATAAGCAGGATCAGGTAATGGGTTTGTTCCTGTTTCAAACGGAGTGTCAATCATTTTTGCTTGGCCAATTTTATTATTACTAAAATCACTTTGTGCATATTTTTTTATACCTTTACCAAGCCACGATGAACTTACAACATTACCTGATACTTGAGTAAGGTATTCATCAAAGTTTGCAGGCACTTCAGAATCTGAACCGCTATAACTTTGCCAATAACTTGATAGTTCATTTGCTGAAGATCCACCATATGCTTGATCATCTGCTGTTGCAAAGTTTTCATTGTAAACATCCATCATATCTAAACTAGGTGTACTGGTTGCAGAACTTTGTATTGATCCGTCTGCTACAGGACTAGAAGCAGATGCTCGATCGTCTGGAAATAAAATAACAAATTGATCGGCAACATTTACTTGTCCTTGTTTTTCCATATCTTGTAAACGTTTGTTCATAACCGAAGTTACACTTTTGGCTCCAGATTGTAAAATTTCTTTTACTGTATTTCCAGTAATGTTAAGAGTTGTTTTGACCTGCTGTACACTATCTCTTAATGCACGTTCATTCCATGCAATGGCTTCTACTTGATAAAGACTACCGCCTTCATTAACAGAAAATTCTGATCTTACAAGAGATATTGGTATAAGTCTTGTAGAATATGGAACATACGCCGCGTTACCGTCTACGTCCCATCCTTTAAATTCTATTTTTAAAACAAAAGGACACTGTGTATAATCTGCAAAGCCTGCTTTCATTGCGGCCATACTTAATGCTTGATAAAATAGTCCCATACTATATGGTTCACTAACTTCAAATGTAATTTTTGTTGTATTACTATTTGTTCCGTATGAAATACTCGGAACAATATTACAACCAATATCAAGATTATCAATAAAAAATTCTACATTAGAACCTAATGCAAGTTCAACTTGTGTTTTGTGTTTTTTATCGCCAGCGCCGCCACCTGCTTTTATAACAACATTGTTTAACCCAGTTTTTCTATATGTATTATCTGGATCGCTTATTTCTTTATGAGTTAAACATGCAAAAGTTACTAATGTACTCATACTTGCAAATGGTTCTAATTCATTAGGCCAAGGTGGTTGCGATTGTCCTGGAACTAATGTTCCTGCTTTAGTTGTAAAACCAATAGGTCCTGGCTTTGCTGACAAATTACTTTTAAATTGTGCAGGATCCATAGATGCAAATAAATTTGATCCCGCAGGTCCTGTTAGTCCTGCTACCTGTCCTAATGCTTGTTCTTTAAGTCCTTCAACACTAAAAGCATTTTTTGCATTATTAATATTATTTTGCAAATCTTTTGCAACATCAGGAATAGAACTATTGATTAGATTAAACTTTGTAGATACTTTATTGAAAATCGATTTGAAACCCAATGTTATACTCCTAGTTGACTTTTAAGTTGTGGACCTTTTGGTATGAATATTTTTGTACCAGCAACCATATCAAATACAGGATCTTTTAAGACATCCATATTACGCTGTGCAAATACCCACCACAATTTACTACTACCATATAAATCAAATGCTAATAAATCAGGACGATGTGTATATTGTACTTCTATCTCATATAAAAAATCATCTGCTTCTGCAGGAATAGGACGTATTTGAAAATTTCCTAAATACTTTCCATCTATAATAGGTGTATTCTTCCAAGGGCTTGAACTAGTATATGCTGGCATTAGATAAATCCTCTATTACTAATTAAATCACCGTTAACAAAATTTTGTAAACTAAATTGTTCAACATGTGTTCTACTGTAAATTGGTTGTAGTGTTACAGCCATTAAACTTTGTGTTGGAACCCAAGTACCTGGTTCACTTTGTCCTGTTCCTGCTTCGCCTGCAATATTTGTTTTCATATAATCAACATCTTGAGGTAAGTCAACGTTAAAACTTGTTACAACACAAGGAACATTTTTGAATACATACTCTCCATAACCATTAAACTTTACAATTGGTGGAGGATTACCTGTGTTAACTCCGTTTTCGCCATAAAACATTTTAGTTAGTGTTCTTAAAAATGTAACTGCGGCTACCCAATATTCAGCATCTTCATTTGTTTCAATAAAAAAGTCTCCTGATACTGTAATAGCGTCCACACTACTGTTTTGATAATTATAGAAAGGATAATTACTATGTACAGGTTGCATTGAACTGTAACTTGCACTGTGAGAGAATATTACCGATGGAGTAAACGGAAATATCATTCTATCACCCGAATTAGACAAAGGTTCTAATAAGTTTGATCCTAATTCTTTTATAACTGGAGGTATAGAAATACTAACACGCCAATCATTATCGCCTTTTGCGTCAACAATTTTGGCTTCTGTAGTAGTTCTAGATTTAGGAACACCATCTGCTGGTAAATTCTTAGAACGTATTTGTCTAAGAATAGCATCATCATACCCTGAACCTGCTGGACCGTAACTTCTGTTGGTTTTGTTAGTCTTGCTTTGAGATGTATCGCCTTGTAAGGTTCCGTTGGCATCACGTCTTATTTGTATACCGGGTGTATTTGGATCTGCGTCTCTAAATGTTGCCATAATTTACTCCATTAAACTTTATAGTATTATTTAGTTGACTTTTTTAACTACGTATATTATAATGTATATAACATTTGAATAATTGGAGACCTAATGAGGAAAGTAAATTACTTAAACAACAAAGATATCTTAAAAGAGATACACAAATCAAAAAGTACGTTTTGTAGTTACACTGCTGACGAATATGCTGATTTTGACATCATATTACTTGATATTGATAAGATAAACATACGCACTATTGCAGAAGCAAAGAGAAATAAAGCAAAAAAACTTAGTCAACAAGCATTTGAGGCTAGAAAACTTGCTGGTGAAAAGGTAAAACAAGCACAATGTGAAGTAGATTACAGAAAAATGATTAAAGAAGAACTAATTTTTCGTATTATGACGTTTGATCACATTCCAGAAGAGCCTGGACGTAAAAAGAATCCAAAAACAGTAGCAGATACTAAAACAAAACTTAATTTTCCACCTTTTAAACATTATAAGTTTGGCGATGACGGAGAATTAATATGTGTAGGTAAGAGTCATTGGGAAGGCGGCATGGAAAATGGTGCATTTAGTAAATCACATGGTAAAGCAACTAATAAACTTGCTATGATGTGGATGAAATTATGTGATAGATACGCAACACGAGGCAATGTACGTGGATATACGTATAATGACGAGATGCGAGGACAAGCAATACTACAATTAGCACAGATTGGCTTGCAATTTGACGAATCTAAGTCACAAAACCCGTTTGCATACTATACAGCGGCGGTTACAAATTCATTTGTACGTGTTATCAACTTAGAAAAACGCAATCAAAACATTAGAGATGACATTCTTGAAATGAATAATATGAATCCAAGTTATACTAGACAGCATTCAGGCGAATGGGAAGCACAACAGAAGCGAGAAGCCGAAGCACGAATGAAGAAAAATAACACTTGACAACGTAAAGTTTTTAACGTATAATAATAGAGAAAACAGGAGTAACTATAAGTGTTTAAGAAAGCGGCTGTCTTTACTGATATTCATCTTGGCTTAAAAGGCAATAGTAAAGTACACAATGATGATTGTGAACGTTTCATTGATTGGTATATTGCACAAGCAAAAGCCAACGGATGTGAAACAGGTATTTTTTGTGGAGACTGGCATCATAACAGAAACAGTCTTAACCTTACAACTATGGATGCAACAATCCGTTGTATGGAAAAATTAGGTAGTTCATTTGAAAAGTTTTACTTTTTTGATGGTAATCACGACTTGTATTACAAAGACAAGCGTGATGTAAACTCAACAGCGTTTGCTACTTACATTCCTGGTATTACTTTTATTGACGAAATACACATTGAAGAAGATGTTGCACTTGTTCCGTGGCTTGTTGGTGACGAATGGCGAAAAATTAAAAGTATTAAAAGCAAATATATGTTTGGTCACTTTGAACTTCCTAGTTTCTACATGAACGCTATGGTGCAGATGCCTGATCACGGCGAACTTAAAGCAGAACACTTTGAACATCAAGAATATGTATTCAGTGGACACTTCCACAAACGACAAAAGCAAGGAAAAGTACATTACTTAGGTAATGCGTTTCCACACAATTATGCAGATGCATGGGATGATGCACGTGGTATGATGATACTTGATAGAGAAAACGACAAAGAGCCTGAATACCTAAACTGGGATGACTGTCCTAAGTATAGAACTACTACACTTAGTCAACTTCTTGACCCTAATCAAGACATTATTAAAAGTAATATGTATCTACGTGTTACTATTGATGTACCAATTAGTTATGAAGAAGCACAGTTTATTAAAGAAACATATATCTCACAACATGGTTGTAGAGAAATTACACTAATACCACAAAAACAAGTTGAAGAGATATCTACTGAACTAGATATTTCGGCTTTTGAAAGCGTTGACGAAATTGTATCAAAAGAAATTACAGAAATTGATTCAGATAACTTCAACAAGAAAATGCTATTGGACATTTATAACGAACTATGATAAGAATTAAAGACCTAACCGTAAAGAACTTTATGAGTGTGGGCAACCAAACTCAGGCTGTTGACTTTAATAAAGAACAATTAACTCTTGTGCTAGGTGAAAACTTAGATCAAGGTGGTGACGACAGTGGATCACGTAATGGTACTGGTAAAACTACTATTATCAATGCATTATCTTATGCGTTATACGGTACAGCATTAACAAATATCAAACGCAACAACTTAATTAATAAAACTAACAGCAAAGGTATGTTAGTTACTTTGCATTTTGAAAAAGATGGTATTGATTATAGGATTGAACGAGGCCGCTCTCCTAATGTACTAAAGTTTTACATTAATAATCAAGAACAAGAAATGTTAGACGAGTCGCAAGGCGATAGTCGCAAAACACAAGAAGATATTAATCACTTGTTGGGTATGAGCCACGACATGTTTAAACATATTGTTGCACTAAACACATATACTGAGCCGTTCTTAAGTATGCGACAAAACGATCAACGTGCTATTATTGAGCAGTTGTTGGGTATTACTATCCTTAGTGAAAAAGCAGATTCACTAAAAGATAAAGTAAAGCAAACTAAGGATACAATTACACAAGAGACTCTTAAAATTGAAGCCATTCAAACTGCTAATAGTAAAATTGAATCTACTATATCAAACCTGCAAGGTACGCAACGTGCTTGGCTTGCTAAGAAGTCACAAGACACAGATAAGTTAGTTAAAGCAATTGATGAATTAGAACATTTAGATATTGATGCAGAACTAGATGCACACGATAAGTTATCAAATTGGACTGAGCATAATAATGCTATTTTGGCTCTTAAAAAAGAACTTAGTACACTAGAGCCTGCATTACAACGTGCTGGTAAGTCTGTTGAAAAAGCAACTAAAGATATCGTAGATTTAGATGATGCTAAATGTTATACTTGTGGTCAAGAACTTCACGCAGATAAAAAAGCAGAGATTGCAGAGCGTAAAACTAAAGAACTTGAAGATGCCGTAGCATATCAAACCGAAATTACTGATAAGGTTCAAGTTGTTATGGATAGTCTTGATAGCATTGGTGACATTAATGGTAAACCTACTGTGTTTTATGAAACTGCAAAAGAAGCATACGAGCATAGACAGAACGTTGACAGTTTAAAAACAGCATTAACAAATAAACAAGATGAAACTGATCCTTATCAAACACAAATTGACGAATTAAACAATAGTGCTATGCAAGAAGTTAATTGGGACGTTATTAACGAACTTACTAACTTTAAAGAACATCAAGAGTTTTTATTAAAGTTACTTACAAACAAAGATAGTTTTATACGCAAAAAGATTATTGATCAGAACTTAATGTATCTAAACAATAGACTTACATACTATCTTGATAAGTTAGGATTACCACATCAAGTTGTGTTCCAGAACGATTTAAATGTTGAAATTACACAACTAGGTCAAGACTTAGACTTTGATAACTTGAGTAGAGGTGAGCGTAACAGACTTATACTTGGTATGAGTTTTGCATTTAGAGATGTTTGGGAAAGTTTATATCAAAACATCAACTTATTGTTTATTGACGAGTTGATTGATAGCGGAATGGATACAGCAGGAGTTGAAGGATCACTTGCAGTACTGAAAAAGATGGGTAGAGAACGACATAAAAATGTGTTCCTTATCTCACACAAAGATGAATTAATAGGTAGAGTGAATCATTTGATGAAAGTTGTAAAAGAAAACGGATTTACATCATACGAAAATGATATAGAAATTGTAGAATAATGGAAGATGACGTACACGATCAATTAACTAAAGCGTATCTTGAATACTTCAAGCAAAACGAGAAGTTTGAGGATCGGTTGTCTTATAGAACGCACAGAGCAAGTCGAAAATGTCTGAGAGAGATACGTAGATTGAGTAAATTACGTATGGAAGAGATTAACGATACGTTCAAAACCAAAATAGAGGCAAAAAAATCCTAGGCACGGTAAGTACATTCATGCAGTGGACTTATGAAGGCAAAATGATAGACGAAATACCAGATGAGTATGAAGGTTTTGTTTATCTAATTACAAATAAGGCTACACAGCAAAAATACATAGGCAAAAAACTAGCAAAATTTAAAACTACTAAGCCACCACTCAAAGGCAAAAAGAATAAAAGACGCGGCACTAAAGAAAGCGATTGGCGTACTTACTGGGGATCCAGTGATAGACTAAATGCAGACGTAGCCGCACTAGGCGAAGACAAGTTTACAAGAGAAATA